ACCACATACAACGATGTTAAAAAGGCAGTTATACGTAGTCAACACTGCCAAAGAAACTGGGATTTAAATAAACAGATTCCAGAGGATGATTTAGAGCTGTTAAAACATTCAGTAGCAAATTGTCCTAGCAAACAAAACATGGCTTTTTATAAAGTACATTTTATTCAAGATAGAAATATTATAGAATCTATTCACGAAAATACTGACGGATTTACATATAATTTTGAAACTGGAGCGAGTACAACAAATAGTCAAATTTTAGCTAATTTAGTACTAGCTTTTGAAGCAAGTAATCCTTTTGATGTAAATGATGACGAAGTAAGAAACGACGAGTGGTACGAGAAAAAAGTTAAAGGATCTTTAACAAGTAAATCTGTAGAAAATTTAATTAGAGACACTCATGTTGCAGTTGGTATTGCAGCTGGGTATGCAAATTTGACTGCTAGTATGCTCGGACTTAATACAGGTTGTTGTAGTTGTTATGATGCAGAAGAAATTAAAAACATACTAAATGCAGAAAATAATATTATGCTATTAATGGGTATCGGCTTTAAAAATGAAGAAAGAAACCGTAGAGAACATCATAACAATAATTTTGTTTTTCCAACTAAACCGAAGCAAAAAATAGAAATTTTTGATAGATAAAAAATGTTAGACTTACCTTAGTGTAAGTCTAACCATGTACTTCCGTTATACACTTGTAACTTGGCAGTAACATTATTAAATATAACCATTCCGCCTTGTGGTCCTACTATTGCATCTCTTTCTGCTGTAGAAAAACTTCCAAATGTAACAGTATTTGGTGCAGTAATTTTACCGTCTGTGCCATCAATAATAGTAGTACTATCATCTAATCCTACAGATCCGTTGACATCACCTTTAAACACACCGCCATCGCTTGCTACATTTTTCCAACCATCGTTGTAAACTTGCAATTGTTTTTCGGTAGTGTTAAAAAGTAACACGCCTGTTTCTTGTGCACCACTTAATCCTAATCCGATTTGTGTTGTGCTATAGTTGGCTTGTTGTATAGGTAGTGTGTTTTCTAAATAAACAGCACTTTCACTTGCTGTTAATGGAAATACCCATGCTCCATTTTCTCTAAAGAAAACTCTACCTGCACCCGGAGCATAAACTACATCACCATTTACTGGTGTACCAACTTCGCTAGTTTCTACAGAACCTAAAGTAAGTTTTCCTTCCAGTACATTAATATTTCCGTTTGAAGTAAATCTATAATCTGTTTGGGGAGCGGTTCCTAAACCTAATTTTCCGTCATGGAAATAAGCTGACTTGTTAATACCTCCGCCATTTACCAAATCTGTTCTAATAGCTACACCGTATACACCGCCTACTATATCACAATGATCTGTTATTGTGTCATCGTTTGTATCTAATGTTCTAAATCTTAATCTACCTGCATTATCGCCAGCTGTTAATGTATCACTGTGCCTTCTAACAAAATTGTGTTGTGCTTCAGTATCTTCAGTAGGTTGCTGCAAAACAGATCCGCCTGTTGCATTTGCTATTTCTAAAGAAACTGTAGATGTTAATAGATCTGAAAAAATTTCGCCAAATCTATTAATTACAATTGTACTATCTTCTGCATGTACTTCGCCAATTAAATCGCCAAAATATTGATTAGCAGTAACACTGCCTCCAATACTTGCATCTTGACTTACTACAAGAGTGGCCGTATTTACATCATTTACATCTAAATCACCTGTTGATGCATCAAGTACAATACTACTGTCTGGGCCTACAACGTTAAGATAATAAGTTCCACCTTCTACAACTAAATCACTTACATCTAGGTTTGCAGCACTTAGGTTATATATCTGGCTACCATCACCTACCAAACTACCGGCTGTCACCGTGCCTGTAGCAGTAATAGATCCTGATGTAGTAATTTGTCCAGCAATGTTTATATCGCCAGAACCAAAAATTGTATTAGTAGCTAGATCTAAGTTTCTTGTTAGGGCTTCCGGACTATCATTTAATGCGCCTGTAATTCTAATACCGCCCACTGTTGAGCCGTTTCCAACATATAATTCTTGTGTATCTGTTGTCCAGATCATTTCCCCATCTGCTGGGGTGATTAGTAAGCGTTCTGCATCAGTACCGCGTCTAAGTCGCAAAGCCATGTTAAATATCTCCTAGGTGACAATTATTTTTATCGTACATTGTATTTATCACTGTAGGGCATTTATTATTTGTTATGTTTTAGGAATTTAGTTGTACGTTTTGATATATCGTATTTGATTTTCTCAAAATTCATTTTAAAATTAACTTCTTTAATTTCTTCTTCATATTCTTCAAAAAAATCATCTAAAACTTGGTCAACAGGAACTTCTTCAGTTTCCTGTTGCATTAAATCAATTTCCCACAGCTCTCCAGATATGAATTCAACTTCAATCGATTTCATATAGTTTACTGGCAGAAATTTCATATCAACAGTATCGAATATCTCCTGCCAGTACGATTCTTTTCTTTTCATTATGCTGTTTCAGTTGATTTTTTGCTACTTCTTTTTTTTGTAGGTGAAAGTTCTTCTGCTTGTTCACGCAATTTTTTAGCTTCTTTAAACAAAGCATCTGCTTGTGAACGGTATTGAGCAGCTAAATCTTCGTCACTTAATACGCCATCTGTTGTCTGTGATGTTGCTGGTTCATCTGAGTACAAAGCAGTTGCATCAACAGGTGTATCAGACGCACTTGAGCGGACAGGTACAGTATTACCGTTTTCGTCTTTAAGTGCTAAATCGTTAACAGTGACTCCTTTTTGATCTGCCATAATTTGGTTTAATTCAGCAAGATTTACTGAAGTTACTGTATTAGGAGTCATTTCAACTAGCTTAGTTGGTACTTTTTGGAATTTACCAGTTTTTTGAAAACCAGCAAGCATATTGCGTCCATCTGGTAAACTGTTACGAGCCATAGCTTCAGCAAATTCATATGCTGATTGTCCACTTGCTGATTCTACAGCTTTAATTAGTGCATCGTGTTCATCTGCACTAAGGCTTTCTGTTGCTACAATTAAACAGTGCTCTGGATCGCCAGGAATAACTCTGTATGCAACAATAACCTTTCTTTGATTGTGGGCAATTCTGCCCACATGTTTAATGTTAGCCATTATCTTCTCCTGTGCCGTCATCGGCTGGTTGTTGTGCTGCTTCAGCACCTTCTTGTGCTGCTTTTGCTTGCTCTTCAACCGTTTTTAGAAAAGTATCTAGTTTGTTGAAAAGTGTACCTACAGCAGCAAGCTCTTGGGCTTTGAACGTTCCACGTTCGGTTGCCAATTCAATAACACCACGCATTACTGCTAGGTCTTGAATGTTTAAATCATTTGAAGTTTGTGCTTCTGTCGCTGACATGTATTTTTTCTCCTTCTACATATGTAATTATCTGCGCATATTTAATTATATTTTAAATGTGGACAAGCTAACATGAAAAAACTCAGCTCGCTTGCCTTTTCAAATCCTATTGTATATACTTTGGATAGATTGTTATTTTTAAGTATAACATTTATTCCAAAAAAGTACCTTCCACTTAGATTTTCTTCTATCCAAGTCACCATAGCGTTTTCTAGATTATAAGAACGTTCTAATTCTGTTGTAACAAAATGCTCTGGACAAAAATCAACACGTCTTAATTTTAGTACATCTAATTCTTTAATTAGATTTTTCACGCTGCCTCCTGGTAATGAGCAGTAACGCCAAATGGTGATTGCAATTCTTTATTATGGTTACTGTGTATAATGAAAATAGTATCACAGTAGTTCTCATCTCCCCAGCTATCCCAAGCATAGCCGTCGGTGAACATGATAAACTTTTTAGGCTGAATATCGTTGTCTTTCATATATGTCCAATTAACCATAAAGTCAGTGCCACCGCCACCAAAGATTTCGTATTCTGTCAAGTCTTCGCCACCGTCTGCACTAAAATCCTGTTCATTATATACAGCCGTATCAAAGCACCACAATTTAATACGGTAATCTTTGTATTCGTCCATAATGCCTTTAATTTCACCTAAAAAGTCTTTAGCCTGATCGTTACCAATCGAACCACTCATATCTATTGAAATACAAATGTCAATAGTATCCATAAAGTTCATACCTGGTAAAATAGCACCTGTGTGCCAGCCTTTGCGTGAAGGACGACTAAATGTATAATCGCTTTTGATAGTGCTTTGAATCTGCTGACGTAACAATTCACGCCAGTTCATTTTAGGCTCTGTAAGTTCTTTTATAAGACGTTCTACTCCAGCAGGCACATTACCAGCACCAGCAGTTTGAGCAGCATTAATCATTGCTTCTTTAATTTCATCTTTTATTTGATCAATTTCAGCTTTGCTGTACTTAGGACGCCCTTTTCCTTTACCTTCTTCCTCACTGTCACCTTCTAAGTCCAAATGCTCGTCTAACATTTCGCCAAGTTGTTCTAAAAATTCTTCACCTTCTTTTTTAGCTTTTTCAAACAATTCGTCATAAACTTCTTCACTTGTCCAGCCACGGTATTTAAAATCTTGATAACAATCCACAATTTTAGGTTTAGTACCGATCCGTCCGTCTACAAGTTCATTATTTACAATATAATCAGCTGAAATATTATAAAGCATTGGATTACGATCATTTCTACGACCTAAATGATCATATACCATGTGATAAATTTCGTGTGCAAGGACAAATTCAATCTCTTTATTGTCCATAGCATTAAAAAATTGTGTATTGTAATATAAGTTACGACCGTCTACTGCGGCAGTCATTAACCACTCGTCTGCAGGTACAATTTTTAGACGTGTTGCCATGTTACCAAAAAACGGATGCCGCAACAACAAACCTACACGAGCAGTAATAATGCGCTCATGTACTTCTTCACGCATAGCAAGCAAATCTTTTTCAGAAATATCAGGATCTGGCTGCCATGATTTTAATTTTGTTTGTGTTTCTTTTGCAGACATTTTCATTGCGGTTACGTAACTAAAGTCTAACATTGTATTCCTTTCATCAGTGCTAATATTAATATAACACTATTTACATATCTGTCAACCAAAAAAAATGGGCAACTCGAAAGTTGCCCATTATACACCGTTATGCGCTTTGTGCAGCCTTGATGTATTTGCCATACCGCTCATGAAACTCATCAAAGCATTCAACTTCGTCTGGATCAATTGGCAACGAATATTGTGTAAGTGCAAGTTTAATGCCCATTACTACTAATTCTGTTTCAAAATTATCCATTGCAAAACGCAAGAAGTTGTTTACTTTGTCATCAAACTTTTTATCATTTGCGTCTGATGCTTCTTTAAGTTCATAACAAAGAGATACAGTCAAGGAATACTTGGCACTGATTTCTTTTGTTTGTAGCTCTTTAACCTTACCGTTGAGAATATCGGTAGGATTCGGCATGTTTGCAGCGACTTTACGGTGCGCCATAAATTTGACAGCCAACCCTTCACCAACTGCACCTGCAACCAAATCTGTTGTAGTGCCTTCGTCGAGTTGATCGTCTAGCAATTCGCTTACAAAACTCCAGCTACGTGGAGTAGCAAAACTACGGCTTGAACTTTTAGGATCAAAATCGTATAAGTCTTGTTTAGCAAATTGCAAATAACCGACAACATCTTGGTGTATTTTATTGTCAACTGCCCAGTTAAACCAGTCGTCAAAATTAACACCCATTTCGATGTGAATAAATCGGTTAGCAAGCGGAGCAGGCATACGATATGTAACACCTTTGTCTGCTTCGCGGTTACCTGCCGCAACGATAATCACGTTGTCGGGCAGTTTGTACTGTCCTACACGACGATTGAGAATTAACTGATACGCTGCCGCTTGTACAGCAGGAGCAGCTGAGTTCATCTCGTCTAAGAACAAAACAATATGATCGTATTCAGCTGCCATAGCCTCGTCTGGCAGCTCTGCTGGAGCACCCCAAACCATTTTGTTAGCATTGCTATCAAAATACGGAATGCCTTTAATATCTGTCGGTTCCCAAAGTGACAAACGAATGTCAATTAGAAAACTATTAGGCAGACTATTTGTAATCTGCGCAACAATATCCGACTTACCAATACCTGGAGGACCCCACAAAAAGATCGGACGTTGTTTCTGCATTGCAACTCGCAGTGCATTTTTAGCTTTATTTGGATTAAGAGTACGTGCTTCTGACATGTGTATTCCTTTTTGTTTCAGTGCCTATACATAATTTATATAGTAATTGATATCAAAGGTCAACCTTTTTTCTTTAATTTTACCAAAAAACTTCCTGGATTGTGTCTTTCTTGTCTGTATTCTCTAATAAGTGGATGATTTTGTGCCCATGTAGGAAATTCACGCATCATTGCACCTTGTCCTGTTATTACTGTAACTTTTTTATAATTATCATAATATGCTCGTTCTATAGAACGTTTAAATTTGCGCCATCCTTCGTGTATGTGACATCCATGTAAATCAATTCTCATTACCTTGTCTCTTCATTGCTTTTGTAAGTCCATACTTACGTAAATCGCCACTAAAGAGAGTAAGTTCGACTGCTTTTTTTTCGTTTGTAACAGTAATACTTCTGTTTGTAAGATAGTAAGGACAGTCAATAAATTGATCTAAAAAGATAATAACTTGGGTTGTCATGGGCATATCACGTGGATATGGAATATCATATGTTTGTAGTTCTATTTTAGTAATAACATCCATGCCGTCGTCGGTAAGTCTAAGTCCACCAACATCTTTATTACGTGTGTTGTACCACCATATAGGCATCATTGCTTTTACATTTTGTTCGCTTGTGCTTTGTCCTAATTCTCGTAAAAATAATTTTGTGTATACAATTTTATTCATTTGAAATAGTTTCACCGTTAGTTAACTTTACAACAGTGAACAAATCAGTTTTAAACATTTGATTTAATTTTTTTGCTAGATTATGTGCATGACCAGGGTTTGAGAAACTTGTTTTTTTATACTTAGGACCGGGGTAGTTTGTTAAACCATTTGAACTTTTAAGATTAAAAGGCTCATTATTATAAAAAACAGCCCAAATTGCTTCAGCTGCTAAAATTTGTTCACATTTGTAAGTAGCTGGATTGGTATATTCCATTAGTATATTTGGCTTAGGTCTACTCATATGCGTCTCCGATTAACTACGCATATATTTATCCTTTTTATACGCCTTTAATTACCAATCCGAGCCTTTACTACCTAATTCTATTACAATATCTTCAATAGAACCGCCTGCGTTTTCTTTAACAAATTTTTCTAAATCGCCATTTAGTCTTGCTAAAACTATTCCTAAAGTAAATGCAAGATTTTTTGCAGTTGTAATATCAAGTTTAACCTCTCTAGCATTGCTACTATCTGCTGATTTTACTTTTTGGATAAATTGTTGTAATGGAATAGTATTAATTGGTTCTATTGACATGCTTTAGTTTTTCTTTCATTTCTAATTCAGTCTTAAAAGGCCCGATGTAATCATTACGTTCTATTGTAATCAGTTTTGGACAAAAACTTTTAAGCCAATTAACATTGAATTTGATTAAGTAAAATCCTGCACAATAAACACTTTTACTTTTTTCACTTTTAGTGAATAAAGGCAATTTTCTTTTAATATCAAACATACTATTATAAGGTAATCCTTTTGATGGATAACCATGTACTTCATATATTTCGTTTGAATTTTTGTTGTTAATTTGTTTTAAAATAAATTGCAAACCAACATGTTTTTTTAGCTGACGTTCGTTTGAGTAAACTTTAACATCGCCTTGTTTTGCAAGAATAAAGCCATCTTCGTTTTTACTCAATGTGCCTACTCTTTGTCCGTTATCTTCTACTATCCAAAATTTGTTTTCTAATACTGGTTTTGCTTTTACGCTCATGAATTATATCTCGCTTGTAATGGTTCAGCATAACTAGCTGCTTGATCTGCAATACGTTGTAAGTCCCAACGAGCACAAAATTTCATTAGACGCATGCCTACTTGACTTACATTTTTACTTTCTGCTTGATTAATTGTGTTATTTATTTCTTGTCTAATATTTTCAGGTTGTGCAGTCAAATCACAAAGTGTTACGTTACGATTGTAATCATCAAGTACACGATGCTCTATACCTTCATGATCTACCCAACGTTGTAGCATCATGTTATTCCAATTGTAACCTTTAGTTTCTTTATCAGCAAATGCTTCTAACAAACCTACTTTGTTCTTAGTGCCTTTCTTGCGTACACCTGGATAAGCACTAAACACATTATCGCTAGTGTCACCACGCATACATTTTTCAAATAACATAAAAGCAGGATCTGGTGACGCTTTAGGTTCTTTAGTTTTCTTATCCACAACATGACGACCTTTGTCGTCAAAGTATCCTTCATGGGTAATAGTTGTGTTACTAACACCATTATATTGCCGCACGTTAGGAGCAATCAATTGTGCAAAGTCGCCATCTGTACTAATAATAACATGATCGTCATCTGGATGATTTTGTATCCAGCCAGCAATAAGATCATCTGCTTCTAGTACAGGATTGTGTAATACAGTGCAGTTAGTCTTGTCTGTAACAAACTCTTTAAACTCATCAAAGATTTCCCAAAACACTTTATCTTCTTCTGCTTCACGTGGACTCATTGCATCGCGATGTTCTTTACGGTTGCGCTTATACGGCTCGTAAAAGTCTTTACGCCAACTGCGTCCTTCTAAGCAGAAAACAACGTGCGAACCATTAAAGTCCTGCCACGCTTTCTTAATACTGTTAAGGGTAATATGCATTGCCATGCCAACTTTAGTATCAATGTCGCCACGTACAACATGTCGAGCACGGAAGAATGTGTTAGCAGTGTCAATTAAAATATAAGTCATGATACTTCACTTTTGCCTTTGTCTATTGGTACTACATTAATATAACCGGCATTTCGTGATGTGTCAAGTCCTTCTTCCTGTAACATATTGTAAATAATATCACGGAACCAACGATCAACTATTTCTTCTTCTAAATCAGCTTCTGTACCATAACCGTTTTGGATTAATTCTTGAATAAAAAACTTGTTCCAATCTAACTCAAAAAACCCGTTTCTAATGTTTTCTTCATTAACTTGCATATCAAGAACGTTTACCCAAGGCTCACCACGTTTTGTTGCAGCAGCTTTGGGATCTGTTTTATCTAAAACAGCTAGTTCTTTTTCTTCAATTTCTTTTTCTTTAGCAGTTATACCTGTTATGTCTTTAAGCCACTTTTTCATTAGTATTCCACCGTTTGTTTTAGATACTGTATCTCAATAAGTTTAGATTCTGTATCATCGTTGTATCCATCGTGCAACCGATAGGATACTCCTTGTTTATATAATTTTACGTTTAACCTATTTACATCTTTAATAAGTGTATTAAGTTCTTTTATCATTTCGGCTACTTTTGGATCTTTCATAATTGCTTCCTTATCTTTTCGTATTCCTCTTCGCTTTTAATGCCTTTTGGAATACTATCTAAGTTTTCTTTAAGTGCCCCAGGCATTTCCGAATAGGCTAATGTG